AGATTCGGAAGAGAATATATAGAAGCCGGGCGATGGATCGAAAAGACCTACCCGGCTTTAAATGTGCGTTTTATTTCAGTTACAGACCAGTTTGACAGTAAAACAGCAGATTTTTCAGAAAAGTCATTTGTTGTTCCAATTAAAAATTTTGTAAATGAAAGCTATTGCCGGGACATTTCCGGTAAAGTGCGAAGCCACCAGAAAATCAAACGTGAAAAAGGTGAATTTATTGGAGCATTTGCCCCGTATGGTTACTGCAAAGATCCGGAGAATAAGAACTGTCTGGTGATTGATTCTTATGCAGCGGATATTGTAAGAAAAATATTTTCATGGAAAATTGATGGGTTCAGTCTTGGAGCAATCGCAGAAAAACTGAATGTACGTCATGTGCAGTCGCCAAAAGAATATAAAAAGGCAAATGGCGAGAATTATAATTCTGGATTTCACAGCTCAGACACACCGAAATGGTCGGCAGTGCAGATCAAAAGGATTCTGACAAATGAAGTCTATATTGGAAACATGGTACAGGGCAAGCAGGAACGAATCAGTTATAAGGTAAAACAACGTCTGGATAAGCCAGAAGCAGAGTGGGTGAAAGTAGAAAATACGCATCCGGCAATTATCAGGCAAAATGATTTTGACGTAGTGCAGAAGCTGCTTCAATATGATGGCAGAGCATCAAAAACATCAGACAGTGCAAACTTTTTTTCGGGATTTGTGTTTTGTGGAGATTGCAAGACACCGATGATACGCAGGGTAAATCAGTATAAGGGGAAGAAAAAAGCTTTTTATATCTGCCAGACAAAGAATAAAGGTGGAGATTGTACCAGACACAGTATTCCGGAAGAGGTGCTGAAAAGAATTGTGTTGAAAGAGATTCAGGCATATACGGCACTTTTTGTAGACTATCAGATGATTATGGAAGAACTTTGTGAGATGCAAGTCAGCTACGATCAGGTAATCGGTTATGATACGCAGATTAGTAAGTTGCAGGAAGAATATAACCGTTATTACAGCTTGAAAGCATCTTTGGGTGATGACTTGAAAGAGGGACTGATCAGCAAAGAAGAGTTCGATGATTTTCGGGAAAGTTACGGAAGAAAATGTGAAGAACTGGAGCAGATGATTGAAAACCAGAAAAAACTGGTAAAGCAAATGTTTGAGGATGGAGTGTCTGCAACTGTTCAGTTGGAGGACTGGAAGAAATCACTGGAAATCAAAGAACTGGATCGCACATTGCTGGCACTGACCGTAGATAAAATTTATATTTATGAAAATAAGCAAATTAAAATTCACATCCGTTATCAGGATATGATTGAGAAAATGAAAGTCATAAGACGGTTTTATGCGGAACACCGGACAGAGTGCAGGAAAGAGGTGGGATAAATGGCAAGGACAGCAAAAAGATATAAGAAAAACACAGAGAAGAAAGTTCTTGGGATTCCGGTATGTATGGCTGCAATTTATGCCAGATTATCCGTAGACAGTGATGAAAAAAAGTCAGAATCTATTGAAACACAGGTTACGCTGATAAAAAAGTTCATTCAGAAGCACAATGAAAATCCGAACAGAGAGTATGAAATTGCTGTATATGACATTTATTCTGATCTGGGAAAAACTGGAACAAATTTTGACAGACCGGGATTTGAACGGATGATGAGTAATGTCAGGGCAGGTAAAATAAACTGTATTCTGGTAAAGGATTTCTCACGATTTGGAAGAAATTACATCGAAACTGGTAACTATCTGGAAAAGATTCTTCCTTTTATGAAAGTACGGTTTATTTCTGTATGTGACAACTATGATTCATTTGCATCGGATGCCAAGAATCAGGAATTATCCATGAATATCAAGAATCTGGTGAATGATGCTTATGCGAAAGACATTTCCGCAAAAGAACGGGCAGCGAAACGTATTGCACAGAAAAATGGTGAGTATGTGGGATCTACAGCTCCATACGGATATTGTGTGGAAAAGGTAAATGGAATTTATAAGTTGATTGTGGAACCGGAAGCTGCAAAGATTGTTCGCAGGATTTTTGAAGAATATGCTTCAGGAGATGGCATACAGAGCATTATTGACAGGCTGTTTGAGGATAGGGTACATCGGATTTCAGACTATAATCAATATCATCATGTGTACTGTCAGGACGGAGAGAATCTTCATCAGTGGGGAAATTCTTCGATACGTGCAGTGCTGAACCGAAATAATTATTATGGCGATCTGGTTCAGAGAAAATATGAATCCAGATTTCAAAGAGGTGAAAAATGGTGTGACATATTGGACGAGAGCCAGTGGATTATTACGCCAAATGTCCATGAGCCAATTATTAGCAGAGAATTGTTTGAAAAAGCACAGGTCAGGTTGAAAGCAGCACAACAGAAAGCAACAAATACTACGGTAGGATGGGAAGATGATGAAAGAGCATTTTACAATGTATTCTATTGTGGAGACTGCAAGCGAAAAATGTGTACACGCAGATACAGAGGCAATGTGTATTACTTTTGCAATGCTGCTCAGTACCGGGACGAAAGGAAATGCAGTCATAAATCAATTTCCGAAGAAAAATTGCAGAAAATTGTCCGTTCAGAGCTGACCAGACAGTTTCAGTTATCTGGCTTACGGAAAAAGGAGATGTCTGCTATAAGCAGTGCAGTATTTCTTACCAAAATCAAAGAAATTCAAGCAGAGATCAGGAAACAGGATGCAGATATGGAAAGACGTTCAGAAAAACTGGCACAGGCATTTATGCAATATAAAGAGGGCGAACTTTCCAAAGAAGACTATATAAAAATGAAAGATGACCGTAATAACTGGAAAGTGTTTTGCGAAGAGAGAAAGAAGTCTTTGGAGCAGACCATACGAAAACTGGAAAAACAGCAGAAAGAAGAAGCCAGATTTTTACGAAGCCTGCTGGAGCTGGATAGGACAACCAGAATCAATGCGGAACTTGCAGAAGGCTTGATTGAAAGTATGTATCTATATGGTGATGGCAGACTGGAAATCAACTTCGGGTTTAAGGGGGCGGTAGAACATGAGTGATCAGAAACTGATTATTGGATATTACCGCCTTTCCATGGAAGATGACTCAGAGGGAGAAAGTAACAGCATTATTAATCAGAGAAAACTGGTAAAAGATTATATTTCCAATATTCCTGAATTGGTGGCTATGCCCTTTCAGGAGTTCTACGACGATGGATATTCTGGTTCCAGTATGGAACGTCCGGCAATTAAGCAGGTTCTGGAACTTGCCAGGGAGAATAAAGTGCAGTGTATTGTAGTAAAAGATTTTTCACGTTTTGCCAGAAACTATATTGAGATGGGAACTTATCTGGAGCAGATTTTTCCATTCCTGGGAGTACGATTCATTTCTATCTCAGACCGATATGATTCTAAAGATTATAAGGGAAAGAGTTCAGATATTGAAGTACAGTTTAAAGGACTGATAGCAGATTTTTATGTGAAAGATCAGTCCGTAAAGGTAAAAGCGGCAGTCAGTACCAGACGAGGAAAAGGTGAGTATTGCTGTGGCTCTGCACCGTATGGGTATCAAATTAATCCTGAAAATAAGAAAGAACTGGTCATTGTAGAGGACGAAGCGGAAGTGATCCGCAGAGTATTTGAACTGACCAACCAGCGATATTCCAAGATGGAGATTTGTAAGTTATTCAATGAAGAGGGTGTATTGACTCCCTTGCAGTCTATGAGCAGACGACAGAAATCAGACAGCAAGAAAGCTGTATCAAGAGGATTGCAGTGGACGAGTGATATGATACGGAAGATTGTGGATGATAAGACTTATATAGGCTGTATGGTCTATGGAAAGACAAAGATTCCAGATCCCGGAACAGGGAAAGAAGTACCAGTGCCGAGAAAACAGTGGAAAGTGATGGAAAATCACCATGAGCCGATCGTATCAAAAGAAGTTTTTGAAAAAGCACAGTCCCTGCAGATCAGATACACTAAGAAAAGCAAATTCGACAGGGAAACAACACTATTAGGTGGCTATGTAAAATGCGGGAATTGTCGCAGAAGCCTGACTTCAAGCAGTCCGGTTCATGGTCATATCCTTTATAGCTGTGCTTACAGTAAAGGAAAAGAAGATACAGGATGTTTTGCGGGGAAAGCTGATAACAAAATGCTGGAGTATATTGTACTGGCAGAAATAAAGGCATATTTACGTCAGAATATCGGTCAGGAACAGATGCAGCAATCCATGAGGAAACAGCATGAGGACAGCATAGAAGCCTATAAGACGGAACGTTCAGATTGTGAAAAGCGTCAGGAGCAGATAAAGATTCAGAATCGCCAGAACTATGAGAAATATCATGAAGGACAGATGAATCAGAAACAGTTCATGGAAGCCAAGATGCAGTTGGAAGAAGAAAGAGAACGACTGCAGAAACGTGTACAGGAACTGACTGATCTGATAAATGACGAGAAAGAAATCCTGATGAAAAAGAATGTTCCGGTGGAGCAGATGTTGAAGTATTTAGGTTATGAGAAGCTGACACGAGAGATGCTTGAAGAATATGTGCAGGGAATATATGTGTATGATGATGGGAGAGTGGAGGTGGAATGGAAATCACTGACTTGATTTGTAGCAATAATGTAACGTCCACTACTACTGAACTTGTAGCAATGACGTTACATCCTCCCTGCTGATTTTGTAACAACAATATAACGTCCTCTGTTCCAAAACAACGGTTTTATGGGAAAAATCGAGGGAAAAAAGGTCAAAAAGTTTGTAGCAATGACTTGACATCCTCGGGAGCGCTGTGTGTGAGAGACAGTCTGCCTCTGTGAGGCAGTCCCAGTACAATATAGTTTGAAAAAATTTAATTCCCGTCAATCCAGAAGAAGAATTCCTCCCGCCCCTGTGGTACATTGTAAAAGCCGGGAGATGTTTAAAGGCTGTGCAGGCGCACCTTTACAAAACGTCGGCAGAGGAAGAATCCAAAGCGCAGGCGTCCTGCGCCTCTTTGAACTGATTGGCATAAGTGACCGTATTCAGGGTCTTGCGGTATTTGAGAGGCGAGAGTGTGGTATAGTGCTTAAACATCCGTTCAAAATAAGTCAGACTCTCATACCCCAGCAGGTGAGAAATCTCGGAGATGCTCATATCCGTCTCTTCCAGATACCGTTTGGCTTTGCGGATGCGGTGAATATTGGTATATTCACTGACCGTATATCCTGTTACCTCCTTAAAAATCCGGCAGATGTAGGATTTGCTCAGGTAAAAATGTCCGCAGAGTTCATTTAAAGTAACCGGACGTTCGCAGTGCTCCGTCAGATAGTCGGCAATGCTGTATGCGGCCCGGTATTTGGGATCATCCGACTCTATTGGCATCTCCTGATGCCGCTGTCTGGCAAAATCCATAATCTTAAAGAGCCAGGCCAGAATATCCAGATCAATGCCTGTGCGGTAATTGCGGGTGCGATTGGAAAGCCCGTGACGGATGCTTCGGAACAGGCAAAGGATCAGAACCCTCTGTTCTTCGTTAAGATGGTAAATTCCATAGTAGTCATCGAAAAATTGGATGAGATGAAGCGAGGGAAACATGGTCTCATAGGAGTTCATCTTTTCACGGCTGATGTAGAGGATGATCCGGTTATGTCCCGTATCCGAACCGGAAGCAGAACGGGTCATGTGGATCAGATTGGAATTTACAAGGATCAGATCCCCGGCCTTAGCCAGGTATTCCCGGTTATTAAAGAAAAAGATGCGTTCCCCTTCCACGATATAGAAGATTTCATATTGGGTGTGAAAATGCTTCACCCGCATATCAAATTTTCCTGAACGGACCATCTGCTCTAAGGAAATGCCCTCAGTTTCGCCGTAGTAAGTCACTTTTTCCATGGAATCCACACCTTTTTAAAGAGTTTTGGCTGCTCCTTGGGACTCATTTTAGACCATTAGAGACAGCCATTCAAATTATATAACAGGAATGAAAAAAAATCCAGTGCGCTCCTGGAAACTGCGGCGGCGCACTGTGACCACAGGGAGACCAGCTATGAAAAGTCAAGTATAAATTAGCCAGAAATTCTTTTTTTCTGTTTCGGGTAAAAAAGGGTAACTT